GAGTATTGGTCAGCTGTTAACAATGAAATTTGGAATGGTACTGGATTTACACAATCGAGTGCAACTACCGGTGGGTTCTATAACACGCAAGGTGGATGGTTCCAAACTCTTGGTACTAAACTGCAAAAAGTTTCTAATAAAATTCACCAAAAGACATTGCGTGGTGGTGCTAACTTCTTAGTTACATCTCCAGCAGTTGCAACTATCCTTGAATCAATTCCTGGATTTGCTGCCGACACTAATGGTGATAAAATGGAATTTGCCGCAGGTGTACAAAAGATTGGTGCAATCAATAACAGATACACTGTTTATAAAAATCCATACATGAAAGAGAATGTAATTCTTATGGGCTTCAGAGGTTCTCAGTTCCTAGAAACAGGTGCAGTTTTCTCTCCATATGTTCCTCTTATTATGACTCCGTTAGTATATGATCCGGTTAACTTCACTCCACGTAAAGGTGTCATGACACGTTACGCGAAGAAAGTAGTTCGTCCAGAATTCTACGGAAAAGTATATGTTAAAGGATTAGAGACTATTTAAAGTAGTTAAACACTTTTAAATTTAAAGACTTAACGATTGAGTAATTAGGGTGGCTTCGGCCACCCTTTTTTACTGTTTTGATATTTATATAAAAAGAATTAATATGCCAGTACCAAGAATAAAATACGAAATGTTTGCAGATATTCGATATGACGGCCGACTTGTAGATGTATTAGATCGTATACGAGCTGTTCGTTTAGTATTAATGGTTCATATCGAACAAGATTTAGGTCCAAATAAGGAATTAGTAAAAATAAAAATATTAACACCATATCCTGCTAATAAATCATTCGAAGCGGTAAGACAAATGTGTTTAGGTAAAATAGAAACACTCAAGGATATGTCTTACAGAAGATCAACACTTACAAAATTAGGTTAAAAAAAAGTTACATTATGACAACATCGAATCGGGTCAAGACCCCACCAAAAAATAATATAAAATTTTCTATAACATTGTCGGAAGAACAAAAGTTAGCAAAAACAAATATATTAACTACTCCATTTAATTTTATATTAGGTAAAGCCGGCTCTGGTAAAACATTGTTAGCAGTACAAGTGGCATTGGATAAATTTTTTAAACGAGAAATAGATAAAATTATAATTACTAGACCAACCGTCTCTACAGAAGATATTGGATTCTTACCCGGATCATTATCAGAAAAGATGGATGAATGGCTTGTACCAATTCGAAGCAATATGCGTAAAGTATATAATAAGCCGGAGTTATTAGACAAGATGGAAAAGGAAGAAAATATTGAATTAGTTTCATTAGCTCACTTCCGAGGAAGAACATTTGACGATTCAGTTTGTATTGTAGATGAATTCCAAAATTTAACTAAGCAACAGTTGCAAATGGTTGTAAGTCGATTAGGCAAAAGAAGCACTATGATACTATGTGGTGATCGATATCAAATAGATTTAAAATTTAGCAATGATTCTGCTATACACGAAGTGCCTAAAATTAAAGAATCGAAATATGTTAATGAAATTATTTTAACAGATAATCATCGACACGAATCTTTAGAAGAAATTTTGAATCTTCTAAATGAAAAGTATTGATATTTATAATAAAGGATATGAATGGATTACTCAGAAAATAAACCAATTTGGCCAGGTAGCTCTTCATTTAGCCCCGGTAAGACCCCTTTTGGCTTTTTTGATGTAGACACTGCATTTCAAACTGAAGCCGATAGCTTTGCTAAGTTTGCTGCAAATCATGTTGGATATCCAATAATGGATGTCGAATTAATTGATATTAATTTTTATACTGCATTTGAAGCTGCGGTAATTGAATATTCTAATCAAGTTAATCAAATAAATATTGTTAATAATCTTGTTAATACATTAGGAATAAAAACCGGATCAGACTTTTTTTCAAACCAAGGATTAACAGGAGCTGTAGTTGGTAACTCCATGGGATATATTACCAAATTGGCAAAATCATATGGAACTGAAGCTGACTCTGGAGGAAATGTAAAATGGCATACTGCATCAATTGATGTTGTAGATGGACAACAAACATATAGTATCAGACAAGCAGTATCAGCATCATTAGGTATAGTAGTTACTAATAATAATAGTATTGAAATTAAACGTATACTACATAATCCTCCCCCAGCGATTGTTAGATACTTTGATCCATTTGTAGGAACAGGGATGGGCTCACAAAACATGATGGATGCATTTGACTTTGGAGGCTTTTCTCCTGCAGTTAATTTCATGATGATGCCATTACATATGGATTTATTCCGATTACAAACTATAGAATTCAATGATCGTATTAGAAAATCACATTTTTCATTTGATATCCATGGCGATGATATACGACTATATCCAGTACCGGGAACTCAAGGAACTATGTCTACACCATATTATGACAGAGTTTGGTTTGAATTTATATTCGAAGAAGACAAAACTAATGATGGGGTGTTATTTGGTAATATCGCACTTCTAAACGATGTTATATCTGACGCATCCAATATACCATATACATATCAAAAGTACACTAATATTAATGACATGGGGCGTAGCTGGATATATAGATATGGAGCGGCACAAGTCAAAGAAACATTAGGATATGTTAGAAATAAATATTCAAGCGTACCAATACCAGGCGGCGAAGTAACACTTAATGGATCTGATTTAGTGACACAAGGTCAATCAGAAAAAGACGGATTAATAACACAATTACGAGAGTTTCTAGATAAATTAACAAAAGAACAAATGTTAATTAGACAAGGATCGGAAGCTACACAAATGCATGAAATATTAGCAAAAGTTCCGTTAAAAATATATATCGGATAGGAGGTAAATTATGGCATTATTTGGAGGACAGCGAGATGCTAAATTTTTAGCTGCTATTAATTCCGAACTGATTAACGCTGTAATTGATACTGAAATTGAGTTTTTTAAGTTGATTGTAGAATTGTCTGACTCAAATTTATATGGCGAATCGCCAAGTAAATCATATTATAATTCTATATTGATTCCGTGTGTGATTACTAAAGACGATAAAACTGCTAATATGGATGATTACGGTCAGACATATACTCGTACTGGTAAATTTGCAATATCCAGAGACTTGTTAGAACGAGCAGATTTTTATCCTGAAGTTGGAGATATTATTGCTTGGGACAATGAGTATTATGAAGTAGACAATGTTGATGCAAACCAATATTTTGTAGGCAAGAATCCAGAAACATGGCCAAATGGTGATGATCATGGATATAGTGTGTCTGTAGAAGTTACAGCTCATGTAACAAGACAAACGCCACAAGGTATTAAAGATATACGGGTTGGAGGGAATAATGATTCTCCATCATATAAAGGACATTAATGCCAAGACAAAATAGACAAAATATAGATCGTAAAACAAATAAACCTAGTCCAAAAAAGACTGAAGGCTTAAATAATGATCCTATTTTAAACAGGGCAGAACAAATCAGGCGTGATGATGATATTATACGTACACCTAAACGAACTGTGTATGATATTGATTATGCAATTAAATGGTATATTGAAAATGAAATACAACCACAATTAACTGACAACAAAAATTTAATAAATGTACCTGTAATATTTTCTAATGGAGAAAAATGGGATAACGTTCGAAAGTTAGGATATTTGCGAGATGAAAAAGGTAAATTACAATCTCCATTAATAATGATTAAACGAAACACAATGCAAGAGCGAGAGAATAATCGAACATTGGATGTAAATAGACCACAATCTGGAAACCATATAATTTATCAAAGCAAATACAATAGTAGAAATAGATATGAAGATGAATTATTTCCAATTCCAACTAATCAACCACAAGAATCTAAAAAAATATATATTGTAGATATTCCAAAATATGTTACTATAGAATATGACATGATGCTTTGGTGTGATTTTACAACACAAATGAATGATTTAGTAGATCAAATATTACCATATGCTCGGTTTGCTTGGGGAAATGAATCTAACAAATTTTCTACTAATCTAGGAGCCGTTAGTTTTGAGACGGTAAATACGGTTGGTGAAGATAGATTGGTCAGAGCAACTATACCATTAACTGTTATGGGTACATTATTATCAGAACAAGAAACTAGAAAATCTACATTAAAAAAAATGTATTCAGTTAAAAAAGTTGTATTCCAAACAGTTATTGACATTGACAACAATATTTTTGAAACTACAAAAGTGCCACAACAAATATTACGAGCATCACAAACTATTGTCGGTGGAGGTAGTATAATTGTCAATGGCGGGGGAACTAGCACAACAATCGACAGTTCAACCATGGCTTATTTAATTGCACTATCAGATAAATCTGCAACATATGTTTCAGCTACAACCGTAACTGTAACGGGTACTCCTAGAATAAATCCAAATACATTGGCATTGACGTATGCAACAATAAATGAATTTGATGTGTATGTAAATGGTCAATACATAGACAAAGCAGCGTATACGTGGACACCAGATGAAAACACAACACAAACAATTGTATTTAATACAGGAACATTGGGATATGATATTTTGAATACAGACACTGTTATTGTTAATGGGAGATGGGCATAATGGCTAGACAAATTAGACCAGGCCAGCTCCAGGAAAATGTATTATATAATATATCAGCAAGTTATGCCGTAACAGCATCATATGCAATGAATGGAGGCAGCGCTGTTTCTGCAGGAACCGTTTCAGGGTCTGAACAAATAAGTGCATTAGGATTTGTAACTAGTAGTGCCACTGCTTCATTTATAACTAACTCACAGACTGCATCAATGAGTGTTGCAACAGCAAGTTATGTTACATCAGCCCAATCATCTAGCTATATATTAGCAGCTAATATCGATCAACCATTTACGACAGTATCTGCAGCTGGAATATTGAATACTGGTGGCGACAACTTTAATATTGCTGGTAACGGTGATGATGTTGTTATATCTACAGGTACATCTGCTTTTGTGGTAGAATCTGAAGCGCAGTTTAAAGATTCAGTTAATATTGATTTAGCTTCAAATAGCCAGTTAATTGTTAGTGGCGGACGAGTTGATCTTCGAAACGCATTAGGTGTTAGTGGATCGTTTAGCGGAAGCTTCGAAGGAGACGGATCTGGATTAACCAACATACCAGCATCTGGTATAACTGGATTAAATTTATCACAAATTGCATCAGGATCTGCAACTGCATCTATATCTCCAAATGGTGGGTTTAATATAAACACTAATATAACAGCATCAGGTAATATTAGTTCTAGCGGCAATATAATAGCTGTAACATCATCACTTCAACGAATAGAATTTCCAGATAATGGAACTATAGTTGCATCACCATCAAATCATAAACTTCTATTTGGCGAAAGTGAACTTGTATTACGATCCGGAGATGATGTTTTTTTACAATTAGATGATGTTATTACATTTTCAAACCACGAAACAATTATACCCGGTAATGTATTTTCAAACACACCCAATACTGCTTCATTTGGAACATATTTAGGTGATGGTTCACAACTATCTGGTATAAATTCGTCGACAAGTTTAACACAATCATTATTTGTATCTCCAAGTGGTAATGATGGTACAGCTATTGTAGGTGATCTACACTCTCCATTCCAAACAATACTTGCAGCAACAGCATCGGCAAACCCGGGAGATACTATTATAGTGTATCCGGGAGTATACTTTCCATCTGCGCAGATTGGGAAAGATTATATTAATTATTATTTCTACCCAGGTGCAATCGTATCGGGATCGATACAATTATTAAGTGGAACATATGAAAAATTAAATATTCGAGGTCATGGTACTTTTAAAACTAAATATAATGGAGCCCCAGTAGGATGTTCAGCAAACGGATATTTCGAATGTGATACAGTAGAATTTGCAGGATTACAGACTTCGGGATACGCAGGCTCTCCTGCATTTTCTCAAAACGTATCAGCCGATCCAAATGGAGTATTACAACTTAGAGGAGATTATAAGTATGGTCTTGATAATAGTGCTCGTGCTGGAAATACCTTTAATGCCGCTATTAGATTTGGTGCCGGCAATATTATTGCAAACTGTAATGCGTTCGTAAGCTCTTCAACAAATATGATGGGTATAGAGATAGCTGCTGCAGCAACTACAGATGTAATATTTAATGGTGATGTGTATGCTAGCAACGGCCGAGCTGTATACACAAACGACAGAGTATCCCATGTTACACTCAACGGAAGATTTGAAACTGGAAATCAAGCTACATATGAAGCAATATATATTGTTCCTGCATACATTGGACGATATATAGTTAATGGAGAAATTATTGGTGCAATACGAATAGATGCTGGTGAAGTAGGCGACTCTGGAATACAAATAGATGGATTTCAAGTATGTAGCAGTTCTCCAAACTCATCTGCAGTAAGAATTGATGGTGGATATAATACTCTTAATCACACAATTCGAGCATCTGAAGTTATATTCGATGTTAATGGAGGTGAAACTCACTTTTATGGAGCAGCATATGTTAGCTCTAACTCAACCGGAAAATTATTTGATATATCCGCAGGCAAATTTGTGTGGAATGGAATGAACAACGGCACATCTATTAGAGCATTAAGCAATGTAGTTAGCGGTGGTGAGTTAGTAATAAATGGCCCACTTGAGCATTATGGGTCTAGTTATCCAAGCAACACAGAATGTTTTGCGTTAAGTGGCGGTACATTGGAAATTAACAACAAAGTTAGATATCACCAAAACACTACTGGCTCAGGAATAGTAGATATGTCTGGTGGTTACTTAAAGTTAAATGGAGCTGAATTAGTACATAATGATGGCACTGGGTCATATGCCCCCGCTATTAACTTAAACAGTGGAAATTATTCCGGATCGATATTAAATAACAGTTATACTAATCTTAATGTGTTCGGTAATTTAGGGACATTTACAAACGAATCAATTGGAGGAGGAACTTTATTCTATAACGACAAATTATATTAAGAGACACACATGGCATTTACATCATCATACACCCCAGGATTAATCCAGCAATCAGAGTACATATACGCTACTCCAAATATAACAATACCCGGAAACATTTCTGGCAGTATAACATCAACTGCTTCATTTGGAACATATTTAGGAGATGGTTC